TAGAGGGAAGAAAAGATAGAGTCTTTCAGCTCTTAATACTGATGGAACACCACCGCGGTTTAAACCTGCTGGAGCGAACCATTCAGCACCAACTTGATCGTTGAATGCTAAAACACCACCCATAATAGTTGATGCTGGAGCCCATACAGTTTTACCTAATGCTGTAGAATATAATTGAATCCAAGGCCAGTAAGTAGCAGCATAGTTGCTAGATTGACCAGCAGCAGCAGTTGTAGCAGCTGTTACTGTTTGACCATATAATATTGTATCTACCATTGCAATAGCATCGCCTCTATCTTCACAAGTAGAGATCATAGTTGATACTGCACTGTTACCTAAAGTAACACCTGGAGCTAATAATACATTAAATTGATATTCGTCTTTATTATTTAATAAAGTGAAAGCAGCTGTATAATCAGCAGGAGCAAATCCTTGTACGTTTGTAGTTGTAATTGCTTCATTCATTAATTGAGTAGCTGATGTTGCAGCTAAACCACCACTAAATGAACCACCATAAGAACCACTACCTAAAACAGGTAATGAACCACTATATAGAGCTGCTTTGTAATTACCATTATTATCGATTGAATCGATTTGTGGAGTTGTTACTGATTTAACACGAATGTATTGAGAAGCATTAGCATAAGAACCAGTAAAGTTAATAATTGGAGTACCATCGCTATCTAAAGCGTATACTGGTTTAATATCACCAATTACACGAGAGATATAGTTAGGTTGAGCTGGGTCTAATGATAAGTTAGGGAATGTTTCTAAATAGTTAGTTTGATTGTTTGTATCGTTACCAGCACGAACAGCAATACTAAATGTACCACTACCAGTATTTACACTTGTAATTTCATAACGAACGTTAGTTGCGCTACCACTACTTAATGAACCATTTGTACCAATGCTTGAAGTATTATTCATTATATCACCCCAAGATAATGTTTCGAGTACGAATGAAGTTGAATTTGTTGAAGTATTTGTACCACCACCTAAAGTAAACTGAGTTGAAAAACTAGCTCCTGAACCAGTTGCGAATGTAATACCATTAGCATAAGTACCAGCTATTGAACCTGAAAGAATCAATGTGGTTGTATTTGCTACAGCTTTAATAATATTAATACTTGAAGAAGCTGCTGAACTTGAAATAGCACTATTAATTGATGCTACTAAGTTAGTTACAGTTAATGCTGTTGTTGAACCCGTGCTAAAGAAATATACATTACCATCTACATCATTGCTAGGGATTGGATCGCCTGAAGCAATAAAACGGAATGTTGAACTACCATAAGTAATTCTAGCTTCAGTGTTGTCTGCAAAAGCAGCAGCTATTACGCCACTACCTGTTGCAAATTCATTACCAACAGTAGTAGATGAATTTGGTACATCAGCGCTTGCATAAGTGCTCATACTTGTACTACCACTAGAAATAACTCTAGTAACTAATAATGTTTGACCACCATTGTTAAAATAATCTTTTGCTGCTAATGAAGTAAGATATTCGTAGTAGTAACTACCACTTTTAAATGTTTCTCCGAATTTTGACACAAACTCAGTATAAGAAGTAACATAGGTAGGAACGAATGGTTGACCTAACACTGTAGGACCAACTATTGCAGTTGCAGTACCTTGGATACCTCTTTGAACTAACGATTGGTCAGACTCATTTTGGAATACACCAGGAGATAAAATTTTTTCTGCCATTTTTATAATTGTTTTTGAAAATTTAATAGGATTGACCTAATAATAAATATCAAAAAACAACTATAAACCGCAGGAAATATTATTGATTAGCTGTGATTTCTCCATTTTCAGGATTTATCGCACCTTCACCATATTTTACTTGAAGATCTTTGGTGATTTCTAATTCTTTCTGTTCAATTGTTTTAAGATCAGATACTAAACCTTTTTTAGCTTCAACCAATTTTTCAATTTGTTCGTGAAATACGATTAGTTGCGCTTCAGCCGCACCAATTTCAAATATGGTTTGGTTGTACTTTGATTGTAAGTCTTTAATAGACTGTAATTCTTCTGGAGTTAATTGTGCCATAACTTATTTTTCCCATTTAGCTAATGGGCAAGCTTTAGGGCCTTCAACAGGCGAAAATATTTTTTTGTTTAGTGGACATCCACATTCAGCACAATAATACAAATCAATTGTTTCATTGTGAGCTTTTTTCGGACAATCATCGCAGACGCTTGCCCTATATTCAGCTAATAGCTTTTGTTCAGGTGTGGGATTAGCCGCAGCTACCCACGCCTGAAATATTTCACTAAGCTTGTTCATCAGCTACAACCAATTTAAAAAATGTAGGGTAGTTACCATCTGACTCAATGTTTTCTAATTCATTAAGATTTACTGGTTTGTACTCTAATTCTTTTTCTTCTTGTAACAGTGCGTTGAATTCTGTTTGAAATTCAATGAACTTTGGATTGTTCTTACCATCAATGATTTTATCATCTTCATCTTTAACGATGTCAATGTACATTGGGATACTAATGTTTCCTGTTTCGTCTGCTTCGCCGTGCTTTTTGATTAACTCTTCTTTAAGAGTTTCAACTGTGGTTTTCTCGGCAGCTACTTTCTTAGCTAATTCAGTTAACCAATATTTAGTTGTTAACTTTAATTTTTCAGCTAATAAACCAGCAGAAATTTTCTCGCCGGTTTGTTGATTCGTAACTCCGTTTAATTCTGATTCTAAATTGTAGAATTCGAATAATTTTAAACTGATTTTTTCCATAATTACTTCTTAGTTGTTTTTTTAGCGGCTGGTTTTTTAGCTTTAGCGATTTCTGCTTGAGCTTCAGCGACTACTTCTTTAACTTCTTTAACTGCTGGGGCGATTGTTGATTCAACCTTCTCAATAGTTTCAGCGATTTTTTTCTTGTTGTTGTTATATACTAGAGCAACTACTACAGCAATAACAATGATTGAAATTAATAATAACATATTATAGTTTATTTGTTTGATATAAATATATACAAGAGATAGGAGACAACCAAATTTATTTTGCTTTTAGTGCTTCTATTTCTACGTTAGCCGCGTTGAGTTTTGTGTTGAGTTCTTGTATTGCTTTAACTAATGATGGTACTATTTTAGAATAGTCAACACCTTGATAAACTATATTTCCCTTTTCATCTATTTTATCTTTTTCACCTTGTACTGCATAAGGCAATACTTCTGCAAGTTCGTGTGCTATAACACCATCAGTTCTTTCATTCGTTCCCTTCCATCTAAAGTCGTAAACTCTAATAGCAGAAACTTTATCTAAACCAGTAAAATCTTTTAAATCTTCTTTTAATCTATAATCAGATGTTGTATTATATAAAACAGCATTAGTTCCACCTGATCTTGATATAGAACCAATTATTGTACCACTTGAATTCTTAAAATCTATAAAAGTTGCATTAATTGTATTATCTCCATCAAGCATACTAAATCCATTTTGCCCAGCACCGCCAAAAGTCATATTTAATCTTGCAGATGTATTTGCAGAATTAATACCAATAACTTTTGAGGAATTAATACGCATTGCTTCAGAAGCTGCTCCTACTTCAAAAAAAAGTCCCATACCACTTTGACGAGTAGAAATATATCCATTAGTTCCATCGGAAAGCATTATTACTCTAGAAGTACCACTTGTAGCTACTTCAAAACCTTGATAATTTCCTGTACCATTTACTGTTAACATTGTTCCTGTAAAACCAACAATATTAGGAGTAGTTGTACCAATACCTACATTACCCCCACTTGTAATAGTCATTCTTGCGGCAGGAGCGCCATCATCACAAGTAAAAAATTTTAAATCGGCAAAAAGTCCAGCGGTTGCTTGAGTGGAAATAATTCTTGCGCATCTATCTTCATCTCCTGCATTTACATAAAAATCAAGTGAAATGCCTGTTCCAACATAATTTGCTCCAGGTGTATTATTATATAATCCTAATCCTCTTGTTATAGCTCCATAAGATGAATTTTTAACATTTAATTTAGCTAAAACTTGAGTTGTTGTTATACTTACATTACCCCCACTTGGTTGTAAAAATAAATTGTAAGCAGTACCAGTACCATCAACTCTTTGTTGTTGTATCCAACCGTTTCCTGTATTTAAAGTACCAAATAAAGTGCCATAAGCAGTATCCTTATTTGTAAATAAAGCTATAGATGAACTATTTGCAAATCCTAAAGATGGAATACTAGTAGCTCCGCCACTTGCTCCTCCAGTTAATCCTACAACCTGTAATTTTGTACTAGGAAGATAAGTTCCTATACCAACGCTTCCTGTAGTGGCAGATGCTAAAGCTATATTTCCTGCGACGTTAGAATCATTCAATCCTGGATCAATAAAAAGATATTCACTTACACCCCCTCCTGTTCTTATTACTGCTGATTTACTACCGATTACATTTTGTTCTCCTATACTTAAACCATGACTTGGATCAGCTAGTCTTGGAATATATAAAACTCCTCCACTACTATTTCTAATATAAATACTTCCAGATACATCTAGAGAGCCTGTTGGATTACTTGTTCCAATACCTAAATTTCCAGAAAGAAGCATCCATGAATGATGGGCTGAAACAGTTCCAGGGAATAATCTTATAGTTTCTGTACCTGAAGAATTATACATACGGAACATAGCTGCAGTAATTCCTGAAGCACTATCATCTCTAAAATCAAACATTTTAGCTCCATCTGTAGTTCCGTATATTGAAAGAACATCGGTATCTAATCCACTTGAACGAATATCTAATTTTGAATTTGGAGCTGTAGTTCCAATACCTACTCTACCACTACTACTTACAAACAATCCTCCAGGATTCATTGTTACACTACCGCTAAACACATGTGTATTAGCTAATATAGATCCAAATCTAGTAGAACCAGTCACAAAATCCACAGACGAAGTAATCGTCTGCACTACTAACGTCTGCGCAGTTATCGAACCAGTAACAATCAAGTTACTATTTACAGTTTGAATACCAGCAAAGGTATTGCTACCTGTAGTAGCATATGTTCCATTCAATATATTTTGTGACGCTGTAAATGTTAATATACTAGCGCTAAATGAATTTAGAGATGATGTAAATATATTTACACTAGATGTAAATGCTGTAAACGACGCCGTTTGTGCCGCAAACGAACTTGTAAGCGTAAATACAGTACTATCTAATCCATCTAATAATTCTGCATTAGATGCATATGATGCAGTTCCTGCAACATTACCTGTAGTTGTAATAGCGCCTGACGAGCTAACAGACATTAGAGTGGTAGAACCACTAACGAATGAAATGTTGCCGTTAGCGTCTTGCTTTATTATATTGGTGAGGTTGGATGCTGATTGATTTTTACCCATTATTGTATATTGTTACGTTGTAATATTTCTTTTAATGTATCGTTTTCTGCTTTTAATTCTTGGATTGCTTTAGTTAAGACTGGAAGTATATAGTCTGGAATAATTGTTAATATATCACTTCCATCTTCTGCTTTTTCACCGTTTGGATGTACCATTTCTGGTATTAATGGTTGAATATTTTGAGCTATAAATCCTAATTTTTTAGTTTCAGAATCATCTTGAGTTTTAAAATGATATTTTACAGGATTTATTTGCAATAAAGCTTCTAAACCAGGTACTGTTTCAAAATTCTTTTTCTTTCTTTCATCTGAAGTATAGGCACTCCAAGAAGTGTTACCTGCGCTTAATCTTACACCAACACTTCCTCCAGGAACTACATCTATGTATTGTATGTTTGATGAAGATGCTAGTACTAATCTTACTCCAGATTGATATCTTAAAAATTCTGCTTTGTTACCACCAGAATAAATAAAGGCAGCATGGTCTCTATTATTTGCAGCACTTCCTAAAGTTAATTGATCATCTTGTGCTGGTGCAGCTATTTGTAAACCCGCGTCTGGGGCTGTGACACCTATACCTACTCTACCAGCTCCTGTTATTATCATTCTTGTTGTACCAGCATTATCAGTATCAAAGAAAAAATCTCTATCATTTGCCGTTGACCAAGTTCTTAATCTTGTTCTTGATTCTTGTACTGATATTTCAAAATTAGTATCATTAGTAACTCTTTTTATGAATATTGCTGGATTACCAGTTGCTTGTTGCAAATGTAATAAGTAGGAAGGGTTATTCGTTCCGATTCCAACATTACCACCAGCAGCAATCCTCATTTTTTCAGTATCGTTAGTGCTAAATATTAATGGATGGTTAGTAATTGTAAGCAATCTAAACTCATTAGCTTCAGTATGATATTGAAGATAACCACTAAAGTTATCTGTCGTGTCTATAAATTTAATTGTTGGATAACTTGACCTTGATAAAGTTAATTGTTCACCAGGACTACTTGTTCCTATTCCAACATTACCACTATTAAACCATTGGCTTGATGTATGAAATTGGAGTCTATTTGACCCTCCATAAGCAAATGATAATAAATCATCAGCAGTATTGGAAGTTACTATAAAATCTCTTTCAGCATTACGTAAACTCAATCTTGCAGCACCCGCAGCATTTGTATTTACAATTGCAAGTTCTGTTGGAGCTGAAGATCCTGAATTTATTTCTAGATTATAGCCTGGAGATGAAGTTCCAAATCCAACTCTTCCACTTGTATCAATAGCCATTCTAGTGTCAGCAGCGTAATAAATAACAAACTTATTTGGGTTACTACCTACATTTAAACCAACATATCCTGTATTAGCACCATCAAACATAAAGACTGCAGCATCAGCACTAGAAGTAGTTCTTATATTATAATACATCCCACTGCTTCCTGTTATAGTAGTTGACGATCTAAAGTAACTAGGTCCATTAACATCTAATGAATATCCTGATGTTACTGCTGAAGTTCCTATTCCAATTCCTCCATTTGATAAAACACTACCAGTAAATTGATGTGTATTTTCACTTAACGAACCAAATCGCGTAGAACCAGTCACAAAATCAACACTACTAGTAATTGTTTGCACTACTAACGTCTGCGCAGTAATAGACCCAGTAACTACCAAATTGGAATTAATCGTTTGAATACCTGCAAAGGTATTGCTACCTGTAGTAGCATACGTTCCGTTCAATATGTTTTGTGATGCTGTAAATGTTAATATACTAGCGCTAAATGAATTTAGAGATGATGTAAATGTATTTACACTAGCGCTAAACGCAGTAAACGACGCCGTTTGCGCCGCAAACGAGCTAGTCAATGTAAATTGAGTTGAATCTAATCCATCCAATAAATCGGCATTCAATGCATACGATGAAGACAATACAGGTGATGAACCTGATAATTGTCCTGATGTATTGATGGTTGCTAATGTAGTAGAACCACTTACAAATGAAACGTTTCCACTTGTATCTACTTTTATTACGTTACCTAAGAAACCGGTGTCGCGGGTTTTACTCATATTATATTATATTGTTGCGTTCTAATTTTTCTTGTAGTGCTGTGATTAGCGTTTGTTGTTCTTGGATTGCTTTCATCAAATATACTACCATTCCTGATGGATTAAATTCATAAAATTCATCATTTGGTTTTATATAAGCTTCTGGGAATTTATCTACCATTTCTTGTGCTATAAATCCTTTAATTTTTTTAGTACCATCTTCTTGATCAATAAAATTAAATTTTTGTGGATTAATAGTTTTAATACTATCTAAAACACTTTCATTCCAAGGTTCAAAATTCTTTTTCTTATTAACATCTGAAAAAGATGTATTATAAGAAACAGCTCCTGAAGATACACCTATTGATCCAGCACTAGAACCAGCATATCTAAATATTATTCTTTGAATACCAGCACCACCAACAGTATTAAAATTTATATACCAAGTACCTGTTGTTGAAATTCTTGGACCTTCAGTTGATTTTGGGAATGAATATTGATTTGAACCTACACCACCACCGATTCCAGCATCTACGTCCGTTGTGTTTATCAATAAATCTCCTCCACTTGTAATACGCGCATATTCAGTAGTACCAGCACCTGTATTTCCAAATAATATATTTTTATTAGTAGCGTTACCTATAATTAAATCACCAGCGCCCGCATTAGTTATAAATTGACCGGCTGTGTATGCTAATCCTATTGCTGCTCCTAGAGTATTTCCGCTATGAACAAAATTTAAAACTTGATATTTTGCTGCAGAAGTTGATCCAATAGTCATGTCACCACCACCTATAATAGTTACTAAACTATTAACTCCGCCTGCTCCAAAACTTAAAGTTGATGCTGATCTTACAAAAAGATTTCCACTAGCATTATAAACTGTGTTTGCAGAATTAAATTTTAAATCGCCGCTAAGCTGAGTTTCACCTCCACTTGTAATACGCATTTTTTCAGCACACACATTTGCATTTGATGTATAGAATGCTAAAAAAGATTTTGCTGTAGATGGGGATTGATAATCTGCTTCTTTTCCAGATACAATTTTATTTGCATTTGCTAAACCAGTACCACTATCATAAAAACCTAAATAAATTGTTGATGTTGCAGAAGTATTAGAAGCTGGAGAAGATGTTGAATTTATAAAATTAAATTGTGTATCTCCATTTGCAGTAGCTTTTCTAACATCTAATATTTGTTCTGGATTACTAATTCCAATACCTACATTACCTGTAGCTGTGATTCTCATTCTTTCTATAGATGATGAACCACTTGTAACAGAGTTTGTTAAAAATCTAATAACACCCCCTCCATTTGTGTTATCTGGTTGGCCATATACTCCAATATCTAGATACTGAGGGAATAGACTTTCTACATTTGTATAGTAAGAATTAAAAAATGCTTGTCTTGTTTCAGAAGAAATATAAGTTAAAACTGTATCAGCATAATAAATTCCGCCTAATGATAATCGTGTAGTTGGTGTTAGGGTATTAATACCTACATTACCTGTAGCTGTAATTCTTATTCTTTCTGAACCAGAAGTAGCAAAAGACATATAACTATTTTCTGTATTATTTATAGAAGTATAGTTACCACCTGAAGCACCTGCTTGTAATATTTGTAAACCTGATACTGAGTTTGCAGTGTGATTTATTTGTAAAATAGTAGCACCCCCAGCACCCCCTGTTGAGGTTGAAATTCTTGCTGCTGGTGTGAATATACTACCATTAGATCCAGCTGCTATATCTAATACGTAAGATGGGCTTGTTGTTCCAATACCAACTAATCCGCTACTACTAACAAATAATCCTCCAGGATTCATAGTAACAGAGCCACTAAACACGTGAGTGTTTCCTAATATAGATCCAAATCGCGTAGATCCAGTCACAAAATCAACACTTGATGTTATAGTTTGTACTACTAACGTTTGTGCCGTTATAGAACCTGTAACAATCAAGTTACTATTTACAGTTTGAATACCTTCAAAGGTATTGCTACCTGTAGTAGCAAAGCTACTAGTTTTAGCATTTATAGATGAGGTATACGATAATATAGAAGCGCTAAAAGTATTTATACTAGATGTAAATGCTGTAAATGAAGCCGTTTGAGCAGCAAACGAGCTAGTCAATGTAAATACAGTTGAATCTAATCCATCCAATAAATCTGCATTCAATGCATACGATGCTGATGTAGCTGTTCCCGAGAATGAACCTGTAAATCCTGCTGTTGATGTTAAACTTCCGCTAAACACTGCAGGACCAATATTTGTAAATGTTCCACTACCTGATACTATTAATGAACCAGTAACAGTCATAGTAGAGCCACTAATAGTAAAATTAGGTGAACCAGTTATTGAGTTTGTAGTATCAAAATATGCCACTTGTGCTGCTGTACCTACACCTCCAATACCGCTAAAAGCG